AGCTCAATATCGTAAGGTACGCTAAACTAAATGTAATGTTTTATCGAGATTAGTGGCATCTAATTACGAAGTTAATATAAAACTGAATACTAGGACTGTTAATAAGCAGTTAAATAATCTTGAAAAGCGTATATCAAAGTTAAATAGATTAGCTCAAGGTGGAAAAGCAAATAAAACAGTACTTCGCAATGAGCAGGAAAAAATAAAAAAGACAGGTCAAAGACTTGTACTAGAAAACAAAGTTTTAAAAAGAAAACAAGAGCAATTAAAAGTAGATCAGCAACAGTTAAAAGTTCTGCAACAATCGGCTAATGTAACAACCAGACAAGCAAGCGGTGGTGCAGGAAGAACAACTGGCGGAGGAGCAGCTAGAGGTGGTGGCGGTTCTGGGGCTTTATCAAGTGCAATTATTTCTGGTGCGTTTCCTTTATTGTTTGGACAAGGACCATTAGTAGCTGGTGCTGGTGCATTAGGTGGTGGAATAGGATCTCTGGTTGGTGGTCAAATGGGAGGTTTCGCAGGAGGTTTACTTGCAACTTCTATTGCAACACCTATCCAGCAGTTTGGAGTTGAAGCAGCAAAGTTAGGAAGTGCTTTAAATCCTGCCACTAAAAATGTAGAAGCCTTAACAGCAGCATTAGGTGTTACTGGAACAGAGTTTGAGAAAAACATAAAATTACTTCAAGAGTTAGGAGATGAAGAGGCAGCTTTTGAGCAAACAAGAAAAAAGATGCTTGGTCTAGTTGGTTCGGGGGGTGTTTCTTCCTTAGAAGAATTTGGGAAGGATACTACAGAGTTATCAAATAGTTTTGCTCAACTAATGACTCAAATGCAGGCTGGTTTTGCAGATATGATAAATTCTGCTGGAATATTTAAAATGCTTGCAGAGGGTGTAAAACGAAGTGTTACTCTTAATCAAGCTAATCAAAATATATTTGACGATCCACGGATAACAAAAATAAATGAACAAAGAGAAAGAAGAGCAAAACTAGGAGCTATAAGAGCGAACAAAGAAGGTATTCCAGGGTTTAGAGATTTAGACCAACAGGCTATAGACCTACAAGATCAATTAAATGTAGAGAAGGCTATAGCAGATGCTAAAGAAGTGCAAAGAAAAGTAGCCGAAGCAAGTATGAAGAAAACAAAAGAACAAATTGTATTTTTAGAAGAACACGTTGATAAAACTGCTGAAGAATTTGAAATAGAAGTAAAAATAAGAGAATTAGAAGATAAGGGAGTAAAAGTAGATAGAGATAGATTTATTGCAAATGAAAAGAGACTAAATCAACTTCAAAGAGAAAGAAAATTAGCAGAAGAGACAGCAGCAGCATTTGAAAAAATGTCTCAGACAATAGCAACTGATATATCACAGGGAATACAAGGAATGATCCGTGGAACGTCAACACTTAACGATATGCTCAATAACGTATTAAATAAACTTATAGATGCAGCCTTCAACATGGCATTATTTGGAAATATGCAGGGCACACTAGGAGGCGGAGGATTATTTGGTTCGATACTTGGTGGACTTGGAGGGTTGTTTGGTGGAGGCGGAAATCAAGTCTTTAACGATGTTCAAACTCCCATGTTAAGTGCCGCTAATGGTGGTCGTATTCCAGGAGGTAGAGCTTCACTTGTAGGAGAAAAAGGACCAGAGTTATTTACACCAGCTACTTCTGGTTTTGTTACACCAAATCATGCACTCGGAGGATCAACAAACGTAGTAGTAAACGTAGATGCTTCTGGTTCTAATGTAGAAGGAGATGAGCAGCAAAGTAGAGAGTTGGGTCGTTTAATATCTGTTGCGGTACAATCTGAATTAATTAACCAAAAAAGACCTGGAGGTATTCTTGCGTAATGGCTACGTTTCCCTCAATAAAACCTAAATATGGTCAGCAAAAAAGGTCTGCACCAAAAACAAGGATAGTTCGTTTTGCTGATGGTTATGAGCATAGAATTTTATTTGGTTTAGCACAGCATCAAAACCCAAAAGTTTTTAGTTTTACTTACGAAGTTTCAGAAACAGAAGCAGATACTATAGAAACATTCTTAGATGCTAGAGCAAACGATAGTGATAGTTTTGATTTTGCTGAAGGTTTTTTACCCGAAGAAACTGCTTCAAACTTTAAATTTGTTTGCGAACAATGGAGCAAGTCGATACCATATAACAATAGAGCCACAATTCAAGCTACTTTTAGACAAGTATTTGAGCCAGCATCATAATGTCAGTAAACGCATCAGTATTCAGCAGTCTACAAGACATAAATCCGTCAGCAATTATTGAGTTATTTACACTTCAGTTATCCACTGCACTTCATGGTGCGAATACAATTTATAGATTTCATGCTGGTAGTAATCTTAATGCAAATGGCAAGATAGTTTGGGCAACTAATGAGTATTTAAGATTTCCAATACAAGCATCAGGTTTTGCTTTTCAAAAAGGGCAGCTACCCAGGCCAAAAATAAGTATCAGTAATGCAACAGGATTAATTTCATCAATATTGCTATCCGTAAATGAAACTACAACTGGTAATGATTTAACAGGAGCCACTGTTACTAGAATCAGAACATTAGCTAAATTTATTGATGCTGTTAATTTTGCTGATGGAATAAACGCAACTGCTGATCCTACTGCTGAGTTTCCTCAAGAGGTGTACGCAATAGATCGTAAATCAACAGAAACTAGAGAAGTTGTTGAATTTGAACTTGCTGCTCCTACAGATTTAGCAGGAGTTAGGATACCAAAAAGACAATGCACTCGATCCATATTTCCTTCTATTGGTACGTTTGTTCAATGAGTTGGAAATATAAAGCACTACTTCATGCTCAACGAGAAGATCCAAGAGAATCTTGTGGTCTATTGTTAAATATAAAGGGTAAAGAAAGATATTATCCTTGCCGTAATCTTTCAATTACAGATCATCAATGTTTTATTATTGACCCAGAAGATTATGTAAAGGCAGATAATACTGGCGAAATAGTTGGAGTAGTCCATAGTCACCCCATCACCCCACCCGATCCTAGTCAGGCAGATAAGATTAGCTGCGAAGATAGCAATTTACCCTGGCATATTGTCAATCCAAAAACAGAACAATGGGCATATCTAGAACCATGCGGATATAAACCACCTTTATTGGGTCGTCAATGGGTATGGGGTATAACAGACTGCTGGAGTTTAGTAAGAGATTGGTATAAGGAGGAAAAAAATATTGAACTAAGAGATTGGGAAAGACCTACAACATTAGAAGAATTTAATAATAAACCTTTGTTTGAGGACTGTGCTTGGCGGACTAATTTTAGAGAACTTAGACCAGAAGAGAAATTACAAGATGGAGATGTATTACTTATGAGCATTTTGCACCCAACTTTAAATCATGTAGCATTATTTTTTGAAGGTGATGTTATTCATCATTTAACCGATAGACTATCTTGTAGAGAGCCTTACTCTGAATGGCTGTTAAAATGTACAGGAAAGAGGTATCGCTATGCTTCGTAAAGTAAAACTATATGGAGAGTTAGCAAAATTTGTCGGACATAAAGAGTTTGAAGTAAAGGTAGATACAGTGGGTAAAGCTGTAAGTTTCCTAATACATAACTTTCCAGGTATAGAGTCTTACATGAGTCCTAAATATTATCAGGTAAAAGTTGGTAATTATGAAATTGATAAAAATGAAATAGATTATCCAGTAGGTAGAGAGGATATACACTTTATTCCGATGATTAGCGGTGCTGGAAGAGGTATGGGAAAAATATTACTAGGAGCAGTTTTAATAGGTATTGCTATAGCAGCACCAGGAGCAGGATTCGCTTTTGGCAGTAAAGGTGTTGGTTTTATAGCTACAGGAGCAGCACCAAACGCTTTGATGGCTGCAATAGGAAATATAGGAATAGGTCTAACTTTGATGGGAGTTAGTGAGATGTTATTTCCTGTGCCAGAACCACAAAAATTTAATTCAGAGGAAGATCCACAATTATCTTTTAATTTTAGTGGAGTGCAAAATACATCAAGGGCTGGCACTCCCGTTCCAATAGTTTATGGTGAAATAATTACAGGAAGTGTTGTAATAAGTGCAGCGATTGACACTAATCAGGTAGAAGCATGACAGACGAAAC